TCGCTAATAACATGAAGTATGTTCGTGAGCTTTCACAACAACTAGGTTTAGATTTAGTTGGGGCTGGTAATGCCTATGCTCAAATTGTTGTAACAGCACAAGAGAAGATGAATCCTGAACAAATGCAAAAGATGTTTACAGGGTTTAACAAATACTACGCCACTGTTCACATGACGGCGGAAGATCAACGTCTAGCTAACTTAGCTATTCAACAGATGTTTGGTAAAGATAAGATTCAAGCTCAAGAAGCTCGCTTACAGATGGGTCAACGTGTAACACCGTTTATCAAGCTTTTAACAGAAGCAGCTAAAGAGAAGATGGGTGCTAAGTTCACTACGTTTGATGATGTAATGAAAAAGGGGTTACTAGACCCTGCCGAGTTATTGCCAATTGTAGCTGATAAATTGACAGAGATTGCCAACACTGGTGGTGCTTTAGCGGAAGCGTTAGAGAACAGTCAAGTGGCTCAAGTAAGGTTTAACAACAGCTTGAAAGAGTTTTCATACATTGTTATGAAAGGTGGTTTAGACCACGCTTTAGCTGTAATGTTCTCGCTAGGCAGTGAAATTATTCCTGCTATTGCAACAGGGTTTAAATCTTTAATACACCTTGTTAAAAGTTTAGGTACTTTCTTAAAAGCTACATTCGATGTAGTCCAAGAACACCCTTTTATCAGTGGTGGTATTGCAATATTCTTAGGGATGGCTTTAGCTATCAATGCTATGAATAAGAATATGTTTGGCTTCTTAAATAAGTTGGCTGATGTTTTGTTAGCTGTTAAAAACCTGAACGCAGCTCTGCTAGTGTCGGCGGCCAGAACAGCAGCAATGGTAGCAGGATTAGCTACAGTTGTTTATTTGTTCTCCGAATTAGAAGGCTACTTCAACGGAGAAGAGAATAACGTATTGATGGTTTGGTATCATGGCGTTCAACTACTAATCAGCGAATTTGATTTAATGTTTGCTAAGATTAAACTTGGTTGGGCTGAGGTTAGAAACGGTATCAACCCTTTTGCGGACTATAATGCTCAAGGTATGGATACAGGGAATAGAAGTGTAAATATACCTTTAATTACACCTTTGATTGATTCAATGATTAGAAACATAATCACACCAACCTCTGACTTTATAAGAAGCGGTGTTGGCTTACAACCACAAAGCAATGACCACTGGTATTCAGCACCCACAGGTATGAACAAACCCCAAAGTAGTATTATCAATAACATTAACATTGACATCTCTAAAGCACCGATCAACGTGCAAAGAGCTATTGAAAATGGAGACATGGCTGCAATGGGTAACTACTTAGCGCAAGAAATTCAATCTTCTTACGGTGGTGTTGGCTCATACGCAAGTTAAATAGAAAAAGAGAAGCATCAAAGATGTACACAAGGAGTGAATATGATAATTGTTCTACAAGAACAGAAAAGTAGTGATACTGTTGTATTCAGTAGCGTTACATCTTTTGATGAATCTTATAGCGGTAAAATAACAGAACACCCTGTAGAGAATGACAGCAAGATTACAGACCACTTTGTCAAAGACAGTGAAAAGTTTAAGATTAGTGGTGTTGTATCAGACTATGACTTCCTTAATCCAAACAAAACAACAGCACAGAAAATCGAAGGGTATGATGATGTATTCCTTCGTAGCGCGGTGACTGCTACATTTGAGAACGGTGTACTAACAACTTACGGTGCTGTAATTCCTGCACAATTAACAATGGACGTTGTTAAGCAAAAACTATACACCATTCAGCGTAGTGGCAGTATGTGTACTATCCTAATGTACAGTGACACAAACAACATTATTGATTATAAGCTTAATTGTGTAATGACATCGTTAGGCTTTAAAGAAGATGAGAATACAGGGTATGCTATTTATCCTGAGATGTCCTTTGAGCAAGTGAAAGTTGTTAGGGTAGCAGTTGAACAGGTTGAGAAAGGTAAGATACCTAAGATTAACACTAACTTGAAAGACGCTGTCTCTAAAAAACTAGCACTAGGGAAAGGTGACGATTGTTTACCACAAACTGAGAAATTAGTTGTCGATGGTGTAGTAACAGAAACAACTACTATTGCCAAACCTAAACTACCTAAAGGTGAGACAGCCAAACCACCTTGTAAGCCAACAGATGCACACAACAAAGCACTAAAATCTCTCGGGTGGTTAGAACAACAAGGTTATAAGTTAAGCACTATTGAAGATTTAAACGAACAGTTGATTGCTAAAGTGAACGCCTTAACAGCAGCTACGGAAGCTAAGAACGAAACACTTCGTAGGCAATTAAGACAAGAAGTTGAGTACCTAGAGACCATTAAAGACTACGTTAAATTATAAGGACTAACTATGACAACATTACTAACTTATAATAAACGTATCGCCATTACAAACGATGCCTACTTCTCTGTTAACGTTGAACTAGATAACATATCTTGCGTAATGGATTTTGTGTGGAATAATAAAACAAAACGCTATCATACATCCTTATTTAAAAAGAATGGTGATGTTGTCTTTGAAGGTGTAGCTATTCACTCGGCAAGCTTCTTTCCCTTGAACAGCGTTATGGCGCAGAACGGTTTTTTAGGTATGTTTACATTATACCCTAACAATATTTCTGTTCCTGTCACAGACGAAGCATACCGTAACTGGGCAGATTACTATACGCTTGTATATGAATTAACATTAGAAGTGACACAAACCGTGTAGGAGGTTTTATGTACCAATACGGCAGAAACTACCTCCTAACAATTTATGACAGAGATGTTGGCAACCTATTTACTTTACAAAGTTCTCCAACAAACGAAGGGCTTAGAGTGACATTTGACATTCAAAAGAATGTTGATAATAAAAGCACAGCTAATACGGCTAAAGTGGTTATTTACAATCTATCGCAATCTACGTTATCTAAGTTATCAGATAAGCAAATGGCTTGTCAAATAACTCTTTCGGTTGGTTATGGTACTGAGTTAGTTCAAATATTAGTTGGGGATGTATTACAAATCTCATCTAAACAAGAGGGGACAGAAATACAAACAACCTTCTCTATTGCTGAGGGTTTTGTAACATTAAATGCAGCTAAAATAAGTAAGACGTATCCCGAAGGAACAACAGTTAAGCAAGTCTTAGAAGATGCTGCTACAGTGCTAGATTGCCCTAAAGTTGCCATTACAGGCGATAACGCTAACAAGGCACTCACTTACGGCTACCCTGCCTTTGGTACACTAAAACAAGTGTTAGATGATATATGCTATGCTAACAACATGGAGTGGGATATTGCAGGTGGGGAACTCACTGTAAAAGATAAACGCTCTGTGCTTGCAAGTTCTACAAAAGAAGATGCAATTATTCTATCCTCAGAAACAGGAATGATTGGTGTTCCACTAACAAGACACGAAACGGTTACAGTTAGTGCAGACCAACCGATTCAGGATAACGAAGAAGCTGTTTCACCTGAAACTAAAACTCTTAAATCAGGTAAGGTTGTCGTCGCTAAGAAAAGAAAACAAGTTAGATTCAACATTGAAGTGAAAGCCTTACTTAACCCAAATTGTAAGACAAATGGTTTAATCAAAGTAGTTTCAGATAAGACAGAACTTAGCGGATACTACCGTGTTAGAAACATCAAATACGTTGGTGACACTAGAGGGAACGATTGGCTAATGACAATCTTTGGGGACGATACAAGGGATTTATAAAAGAGACTTATAATATGGAAGATACATTAGAGGCTAGGCTCAACGCCTTCTTTGATTTCAAGATGAGTGGAATGTTTGTTTGTATGGTGGCAGAAGTGCTTAATACTAGCAAGCTTGAGCAATGCCGAATAGATGTAAAACCAATTGTAAACCACGAATATAAGGATAGTACGGTTGTTGAATACCCCACTATCCTTTCCGTCCCTGTTCAGTTCCCTAGCTCATCAACCTCAGCCTTAACATTCCCAATCAATCAAGGGGATAATGTTCTCCTTGTATTCAGCCAGAAGGGGTTAGATGTATTTAAGAGTGGAGCTACGTCAGCACATGACCCAATTGATATGCGTAGCTTTGATAAAAGAGATGCTATTGCTATCCCATGTGTTTCTCCATTCTCAAAATCAATCAATGACCCTGTAAAGCGCACTTTAACGCACAATATTAACGACATGGTGATGACGCACAACATTGGCTTGCCAACAGAGTGTGAAGTGAGGATGAAACCTACAGGGAAGGTTCAGATAACGTCACCACTCCAAGTAGAAATAGTCAGCCCAATTGTAAACGTAGTTGGAAGTTTTAATGTCGTTGGTGCTACCACACTAGCTGGTGCTGTTAAAATGTCAAGCACTACCCCAATTGTCTCTAATGCTAATATGAATATTATTGGTAATCTAAGTGTAACAGGTACATCCACATTTACAGGGGCTACATCCGTGATAGGCGCGTTTAACGTGCTAGGCAACTCTATATACACAGGGAACATCGCTGTAACAGGGTTATACTACACTTGGAACTTGGCTACAATTGCAACAACCTAAAAAAGAGAGAATAAATGGACATCAAACTAAACGATGAGACAGGGGATGTCCTTCTCTCAACAACAAACACAATTACAACACCTGTATTCACTACCACAACATCTGAAAACTTAGCTCAAAGGCTAAAGATTAGACTACAAACATTTAAAGGTGAATGGTTTCTTGACGGAACTATCGGTATTGATTACTTCAATCAAATCGCAGGAAAGAACAGGTCTAAAGCTGCTGTTGATGCAATCATTCAGGCTGAGATATTGAAAGAGAACGAAGTGTTGCAAATTACAGCTTACAGTAGTGTAGTCGATAAGACAACAAGAAAGATTACGATTCAGTTTACAGTGAGAACCGTTGATGGTTTCTATTCCACTCTGACTGCAACAATTGGTGTATAAAATAGGGAGAGGGATATGGCAGGATTAAGCACGACAGGTTTTAGTGTTAAACGATTAACAGATATTATTTCCTCTCTTAAAGCAAGTGCTAATACAGAGTTTAGTGGCTTCTTAACAGGCGGTGATGTACTAGATACAACAGACAATAGTGTACTAGGAAGGTGGATTAAGATTATTGCTGAACCCTTAGCAGAGCTTTGGGAAGTTAGTCAGCAAGTGTATAG